AATGAGCATGGAGTCTGAACTTACGACGCTGCTCAAGACGGTGTGCCCGCGCACGTTCCCCGACGTAGCCCCTTCTGGCACTGCTGCCCCGTTCATCGCGTGGCAGGCCCTGGGTGGTGAGTCATTGCGGTACCTCGACAACACAGCACCGGACAAGCGCAACACGTACATGCAAGTGAGCGTGTACAGCAAAACACGCGCAGAGGCGCTGGCATTGATCCGCGCGGCTGAATCGGCAATGTGTGCCAGCCCCGCAATCATCGTTAAGCCGCAGGGCGAGCCGATTAGCAGCTACGAAGACGGCACCCAGCTGTACGGCTCTATCCAGCGTTTTTCGATCTGGGCAGCCAGATAACCGAATAGGCCACACGGCCCACCAGTAACCCGCTTCGAGCAATCGCAGCGGGTTTTTTTACGCCCCTAGTGGGCACCAACCACCAAGGCCCTTCGGGGCCTTTTTTCTTTTCTGAAAGGCCCACTATGGCACTGTACTTTCCCGAAGGCAGCTCGCAGCAATTCACGCAATCGTTCGCAGCCGCCAAAACCATCTCCGCCCTGACAAATGCAAATCCTGCCGTTGCCACCAGCACCGCGCATGGGTATGCCACGGGCGATGAAATCCTCCTGACCTCTGGCTGGGAAGACGCTACTGACACGGTTTTCCGCGTCACCGTCATCGACGCCAACTCGTTCAGCATCCAGGGCCTGGACAGCTCGAACACCTCGTTCTACCCGGTGGGGACAGGCGTTGGCACCGCCCAAAAGCTCAGCGGCTGGACGGTCATCCCCCAAGTTCTGACGATCTCCGGCTCTGGCGGTGATGCGCGGTTTACTGACGTCAACCTGCTGTCGCGCCGCAACGGCATCAAGGTGCCCACCGGCTTCAACGCCACCAGCATCACCTTGTCGCTGGCACATGACGCAGCTCAGGCGGGCTACATCACCATGCTGGGCATCTCGCGCAACCTGTCCAAGGTGGCCTTTAAGCAGGTCATCTCTGGCGGCTCTGTGACCTACGGCTACGGCTACATGTCTGTGAGCGAAATGCCCAAGCTCAACAGCAACGCGGTCAACACGGTGGATGCAGCCATCACCGTGCTGGGGCGCTCCATCAGCTACTGACCCCATTCCTGCCGCGCCCTGCGGCAGCGCTTCTTTTCGGCCATTCGGCCATCCCTGCACCGGCCCGGCCCGCTTCGTCCTTTCGTAGGGACGGGTGGGCTGGGCACGGGCGTTTTCCCTACGAAAGAACTATCACATGTCCGCACCTATCAAGCTCGGCCAACGCCCCAAGAACTTCAAGAAGCTGGTCAAAGTCCCGCTGCTCGACGGCACCGAGGGCCAGATCGAAGTCACCTTCAAGTACCGCACTCGGAAGGAATTCGGCGCCTTCATCGACAAGATCACCGCTGCCGCCCGTGAGGCCGGGAAGATCGCAGAGCCCACGGAAGACAAGCCTTTCAGCCTGGAAGAGCTGATGGACAAGACCGCAGGCGCCAACGCCGAATACGTCATGGATGTGGTTGAAGCCTGGAACCTCGATGTGCCTCTGGGCAAGGCTGCAGTTGAGCAGCTGGCCGACGAACTCCCCGCTGCAGTGAACATCATCATGGAAACCTACCGCGTAGCCGTCACCGAGGGCCGGCTGGGAAACTGAAACAGGCCGGGGCAGCGCTCTACGCAAAAGCCGCTGCACCGGCGAATGCCTTCATCGCCGCTGTAATGGCGGCAGGGGGTGGGAAAAACGAGGTGGAAGTCTGGCCTGAAAACTGGGAGGCATTCCACCTATTCACCCGTATGCAGACGCAATGGACGGTCGGCTTTGGCGGGAGAACCGGGCTGCGATATGAAGCCCTGTACCCACTATTAGACCGCATGGGCCTTCCCCAAGACGAATGGGAAGACCTGTTCGATGACGTTAGGACGCTGGAAATAGCAGCCCTCACGCAGATGAACGAAGACAGCGAAACCTAGCCGCCTGCAGGCGGCTTTCCTATTTCCAGGCTTGCCATGTGGCGGGCCTTTTTCATTTGGGCAACCATGACATCTGACCTGCGAATCCAGGGCGAGGTAGTCGTCAACTCGGAACAGGCCGAAGGCGCCTTCAATCGAGTTGGCGACAAAGCCCAGCAGATGGCCAATACGGTTGCCACGTCTGCCGGAAAGGCCGGGCAGGCAGTTGACAAGATCGGAGACGGCGCAGGCGCCAGCGCGGAAAAGTTCACGCGGGCAGAAAGCCGCATCTCTGCCTCAATCAAGCGCGCCACAAACGAGTTGGAGCTACTGGGCAAGACTGCATCTCAGCGCCTGGAATTCAACATTGCCGACAAGGGCCTGGATGCGGCCAAGTTCGAGCCAGCGCTGAAAAAGCTGCGGGAGCTGGAATCGCAGGCCCTGCAAGCCCAGCGCGCGGCTACCGGGTCGCTCGACAAGATGGGCATCAGCGCAGCCCAGACCGCCGCCGCATTGCGTGGCGTCCCTGCGCAGTTCACCGACATCGTGACCAGCCTGCAGGGCGGCCAGGCGCCGCTGACCGTGTTCTTGCAACAGGGCGGCCAGCTCAAGGACATGTTCGGCGGGGCTGGCAACGCTGCCCGCGCGCTGAGTGGCTACGTGCTGGGGCTGGTCAATCCATTCACCATCGCCGCTGCTGCAGTGGTTGGGCTGGGCATTGCCATGTCCAAGCTCAACAGCGCGGATGCCGAGATGGCGGGGCTATCCACCCGCCTGCTGGCGACAGGCCGCGCTGCCGTGGCTGGGGTTGCCGACATCAAGAGCATGGTGGACGAGCTGAACAAAGTCCCCGGCGTCACGAAGTCTGCAGCGCGCTCCATCATCGACGAGTTCAGCCGCGTGCAGGGTGTCAGTGGGCAGATTTTCAAGAGCCTTGGCGCTTCAGTCGCGGACTTCGCAGCGGCCACCGGCACCACACTGCCCGAGGCTGCAAAGCGGCTTGCCACTGCATTTGCCGACCCGGCAAAGGGCGTGGACGAGCTGGAAAAGGCGCTTGGCACGCTATCCGCCGAGCAGATTCTGACTATCCGGCAAATGGCCGAGATGGGCGACAAGGCAGGCGCGCAAGCTGCCATGCTCGACGCCCTCAAGATGTCCGTGGGCGGGCTTGCAACAGGCCCCATGACCGACCTGGGCAAGGCCACAGACAACCTGGGCAACGCCTGGGATAGGCTGATGACATCGGTGTCGCAGTCTTCCGCCTTGCACACTGCGAATAGCATCCTCGCATCGCTGGTGGACAAGGTCACTTGGCTGTTAGAGAAAAATCCCGCAGCTCTGTTCGGCCCCCTCGGGGTGATTGCAGGACAAATAGCCGGCATGGGTGGCGGCGCATCCACCCCTCAAGGCGGCTCCGGCAGGGGTGCGGTAAACCCGCCCATGGCTGTGCCCGACTATGAGAGCGACGCACAGCTAAAAGCCGCGCTGGACGCCACCAAGGGCATCAAGTCCCAGGCTGCCGCGCTGCAAGAGCTGCGCGACAAATCCACGATGGCCCGCGCCGCGTTGAAAGAGCTGGAAGGCCAGAACAAGGGCAACAGCGCTGCCGCCGTCGAACTGCGCGGGCGCATCGCGGGTTTGAACGAGCAAATCGAGGCTGCGCAGAAGAAGGCGGGCGCGGGTGGCGCAGCAGCCGCCAAAGCAGAGCAAACCGCCTACGCAGGCTTGGTGTCCGGCATCCGCGCCAGCATCGACGCCAAGAGGCTGGAGCTTGCTGGCGGCGACAAGCTCACGGAAAGCAAGCGCCTGCAATTCAAGGTTGACCAAGAACTGCTCAGCGGCAAGCTCAAGCTGAGCGAGGCCCACAAGGCACAAGTCAAGGACGGCATTGAAGAGCTGGCCGTACTGGAGCGCGCCATCCTGGCCGACAAGCAGCGGCTGCAGACGCAGACGGCCATTGCAGAGCAGGCCGCCCAGGCGCAGCAAGAGCTGGCGCAGTACCACGACCGCATGAGCCGGGAATATCTGGCGCAGACCAACGCGGCAAATGAAGCCCTGCGCGCCGCTCAAGAGTCCAACGACATTGCAGCGCTTGAGGCGGGGCTGATCGGCGCGTCCAACAAAGAGCGCCAGACCGCGATTGAGTACCGGCGCATCGAGCTGAAACTCGCCCGCGAGATCGAGGACATCAACAAGTCCGAGCGCACCGACGACGAAAAGACCCGGCTTCGCGCCATCAGGGAGCGTGCTGCGGCTCTCGAAAAAGAGGGCGTATCGCTCAAGTCCGACATGTCCGAGCAACAGGACATCCTGAACTCCATCGACCGCACCGCGCAGCAAGTCTGGACGAATGTGTTTGAGGGCGGGCAGGACGCTTTCACCAAGCTAGGCAAGACGCTGAAGGCCGCTGTGCTGGATATGCTGTACCAGATGACCATCAAGAAGTGGATCATCAGCGTGGGGGCGTCAGTCACCGGAACTGCGGCTACGGCTGGCGGCGGCTCTGGCGGCCTGGGCGGGCTCGGCAACATCGCCAGCGGCATCGGGAGCCTGTTTGGTGGCGGCGGCATGGGGTCGATGTTCGACCTTTTCGGCGCTACCGGCATGGGCGCACTCGACATCGCCGGGTTCGGCCTTGGGTCTTTTGGCAGCAGCCTAGCCAGTGGCTTTGCAA